CGCGCGGATCGACGTAGGTGGTGAACATGGCCAGGATGCCGGCGTTCGGTGCGGTGATCAGGTCAGCGTCGTTGGCAACAGTGGCGCGAGCCATGTTATCCAGCTCTCGCGGCTGAAAACCAGTTTGGTACACGATACCCGCGTCTTGGGCGAGCGCGTGGAAATTCAGTTTCTCAGACATTTGCGCGCTCCTTAGATAGACGCTTTGGTGATTTTGACCAGCTCGCCGGCGGTCTTAGCCTCGGCAGCGACGAATCCGGTAGCGATGAAACCAGCGCCAGCGGCAGTCAGAGACGGCACGCCGGTAGCGGCCACGGCAGTGACGGCAGCGCCAACGGTGGAGTCACCGTCCAGCACGGTGTAGAAATCGCCATCTGTGAACAGGACGGTTTCGCGGCCAGCCGGGACAACCATGCTTGCAGCCTGACCCAGCGGGACAATGGCCTGGTTGTTGCGGTGGACAAAGCCCACACGACGGCCAGTGCCGTTAGCGGTGTAAACCAGGCCGGTGGTCAGGTCTGCGAACGCGAAGCGGCCAACGGTGATGGCCTCGGCGGTACGCAGCGAACCTTCGCCGGCCAGCATGACGTTACGCGGGTTGGTGGATGCGAAGTCACCGGCCACGGCGCGGGACGGATCGCGGTTCAGAGTCTGTTGAAATGCCATGTCAGTATCCCCTTAGGCTTTACGGAAGCGGCTAGTCAGAGCCGAAGGCTCGTGCATCGCAGAGTCAAGCGCGACCTGCGGGCGTTTGGATTGAGAGGCGGCCATGGCGACAAGCTGGGCCAGGCCGGCTTCGTTCACGCCGTCGCAGGCGATGCCTTTCTGCTTGAGAGCGTAGGCGTAGATCGCGGAAGCGTCTTTGAAGCCATCCAGGGCGATACGGCCAACCAGCGGCTCTACTTTGTCGCGCGCGGCATACTTGCCTTCGATGCGCGCCTGTACGCTGGCAGCAATGGCGTCTGCGTCCATGGCGGTCTCTTTGCGTTCTTCTTCCAATTCTTCGGCCTCTTCGTCTTCCTCATCTTCAGCGGGCTTATCGGCGCCGCCTTCGGGTTTTTCCGGCACTTCGTCCTCAGCAGCCTTGCCGCCCAGCATCTCGACAATAGCGTCGTAGTTGTCGCCGGCCAGTTCGCGCAGCTTGGCTTCGTCGAAACTCGGCTTGTGCTCGATGTTTTCCGCAACTTCGCGGATCACTTCCTCGACATCGCTATCGTTAGCAATGCCACCCTTTGCGAGAGTTTGCAGCTTGGCCGCGACTCGCTGTTTGGTGCCTTTTTTCAACATATGGAACTCCAGTTCAAAAGGTAGTTTGTCCGAAATGATGGCATCGCGGCCAATACGCCCACGCGCGACCAATGCCACATGGTTGCCGTGGATGTCAAGCATAGTACCATCATAAGCCTCGCCCTGAAACTCACCCGGCACCATGTTTGCTTTGTACCAATAGGACGCCGATAGTTCGGCCATCTTCTCGGATTCAATAAGTTCGATTGCCTCGGCGTCCCATACAGTAATGTCGCCGTACAGCTTGCCGTCTTCATATTCGATATTGCTGCCGACAGTGCCGATAACAAGTTCCTTTTCGGGCTTCTTGCTATCGACATACTCGTGCTTGATCAGCAGTTGCTTTCCCTTGAATGTATCCGCGCCAGCTTCCAGGGCGGACGGGTCGCGCAGCAGTTTGTAGACTTTATCGGGGTCTAGGCCAAGTTCTAGGTAGTCGGGAATCTCGCGCCCGAAGTATGGGTTTACGGCGGCTTTGCTTAGGACGGTGCGCGCGACCTTCAAATGCCCCGACTCGTCTTTGGAGCGTTGGCTATCCAATGCAAGTTTTTCGTTCATGTTCAAAACTCAATAATCGACCGACTGACACAGCCGCAATTAATCTTCTCGCCGGCCTGGATGTACTCGCCATCTACCAGACACCCTTTGGCAATTTCAAACACTTTACCATTTGCCTTGACGTGCGACTGGCGCGGTTCTTTCGCTGCATGTGAGTGTACCCACACTGCGCGTTTTATTCCAAGTTCTTCCCGCCTTGCCTTCTCAATAACGGCGTTAGCCTTGTTACTTTGGTCCTTCGCAATCAACTTCGCCCGATTCCGGCTAATACCGTAGGCGTGCTGCAAGTTGTTCGTCAGCGTGGCCAAGTCAAAACCCGCGTTAACCGCTTCGCTAACATACTTCTCAACTTGCCCCAGGTACTGCGACGGAATAGAGCGAATCAAACCGACATTCATGCCCATAGACGCCTGTAGCGCCTCGCGGGTCTTGTCAGTCAGTTGCAGATTGACCGTAAACCCATGCTGGCGCAATTGCCGCTTCAAGTTGCCATCGTAGTGTTTGAGACTCCCCTTGATGAACCCGCGCGCAATATTCTCGCCTAGATCGCCCAGCTTGCTGATCCACTTGATCATCAGGGCACGAATGGCGTTCTCCAGCGGGTGGGCATCAAGCGCCACAGGCTGAGCCGGCACGTGCTTGTACCGCTCAACCTCGGCCAGCACGTCGTCACGCACCTGGCGCAGCAGGGCGTTAAGCTCTGCGCGGTACTTGGCCTGCAATCCGGCGTTGGGCCGGATGGGGCGTAGGGTGACTGATTTGCGGGTGATCATTCTTCACCAAGGGTATTATTGAAAGGGCTGGACGTATCGCCAGATAGCCATTTTTTCAGACCTTCAATATCGGTCTCAAACACATCTCCAACTTTCCAGCCGGGGCTAAAGCAGGCCTCATAAGAACTCAACGCCTCTGCTTTAGAGCGATACCCAATCATTACCTTATGCTCGTCAAAACCGCCAGTTGCTTGGTCAATCTGGTTGATGATGAATGCGCATTGGGAATCCGGGGACGGTCCGATATAGACGTCAACTTGATCGCCGTCAGCGCCAATTGACCTCTTAATGTAACCGTAATGCGCGGACATCCTGCTACTCCATTCTGCGCCGTTTTTGTCTTTTCCTGACCGGATTCCCCCTCTTGGATTCTCAATGGCTATGTCTAGGCCATGAATTCGAACATGCCCCTTTGCATAGTTGCCGCTCTCTTTTTGGGCGTCGGTAGGCGATGTACTGACATTCTTTACAGCATCATTGATATGCAGGCGAATATCTGAATCGGCAGCAGTACCTAGACCATCAGTATCAAAATCAGGCTCCGGCAACTCCGGCACGTCTTCCACAACGATGTTCGAGTAATCACTCGCCGGATCGTCGGCCAAGGTCTGGCGCGCTTCTTCCTGCGAGATAATGCCGCCGTCCACCAGGGTTACGCTGGTGCGGGCCTTGATCTCGCCAATCTCCGCCAGCTCCTTGCCGTCCATCTGCTTGAGCGGCTCAAACTCCCAGCGAATCGACTGGTCAACCTCGCCGAACAGGGAGAGCTGCATGATCTCGCTGATGCGCTCGATGACGGGGCGGATGTGCGCCTCGTTCTGCGCGCTGATGTAATCGCGGTAGACCTCGATTTCACCCTCGGCGCTGGCGCCAAGCCCGTTCGGCGTGACGCCCAGCAGCTTGACCAGTGGGGTATGCGAAGGCGCGGCCATCTGTTCCTGGGCTTGACGCAACAACTCAGGAAGGCCAGTCAGCGGCGTGTTGATCTGGCTGATTTCCTCGGCTTCTTTGTCCAGCAGCATCAGCCCGGTATTGTCGCGGTACTTGTTGAACAGGCCGGCGCGTAGCAGGGTGTTCGGGTCGTTCTCGCCCGCCAGAATGCTGCTCATATCCGTGGCCAGGATCGTTAGGCTAAACGCATGCACCAGCTCGGCAATGCTGTCCGCCGTCCGCTGGTAGCGCTGCACATAGGGCATCATGAGCTGCAACATCGACATGCCGCCGAAGTTGTAGGCGGGTTTAAGCATATCCGGCACGGGACGCATGATGACGGTAATCAGGCGGTCGGCGTGCACGTCTTGGCCCATGACATACCATCGTTCAGGGACGAAGAAGTCTTTGCGTGTCGGGTCATTGGCGTTGTACGCGCTCGGGGTAGACCAGATAGGCTCAATCACGCTGAAACCACGCAGCGCGCCTTTCTTGACGCCAATGGGGCTTGTTACGAACGGCAGCGACGTATCGCCGTGATCTAAGTCGATGAACACCTGGGCGCGACCCATGGTCATTTCCACTTCGATGACACGCTGAATCATGCTGCGGATGTCGTGCCGCTTGAACTCGGTTTCGAGCGCTTCGATTTTCTCGGCGCGGATTTCGGCGTCAGCATCGTTCTCGTCGTCGCCCACCGGCACGAACTTGCCCCACTTACGGGTCATCTCGGTGGCGGTGGTTTCCGGCACGCTGCGGTAATCGCTCGACTGGCTCAGCATGGCCAGTTGGGGATAGCCGACGAAGGCCGGGAAAAAGTTCGCATCCTGCTCGCCGGCATACTGGTAGATCGTAGAGCAACTATCCTGGGCGACTGGCGCAGTCTTGCCTTTGGGTACTACGCCAGCGGGCAGCCATGGGGCTTTGTATTCCGGCGCTTGTTTTGGTGCGGACTGCTCGGCAAGCATCCGCTGAGCCATGCGCAGGCGCTTCTTTTCAAGCTCCAGCTTCTCGCGCTCCAGCTCAATCGCAGGGTCAGGCTTGCGCCGGAATGGGTTAATCATCTTAGTGCCTCTGGGTTGATTTTCATGCCTTTGCGCTTCATAGCTGGCTCAAGGGCATATCTTATAGCATCAATGGCGTGGTTGTTATCATCAACCGGGTCGGGCCTGATTTCCTCGGTAAGACGATCCACTTTGTAACTGTATAGCCTGAACTCTTTAGCCGTGTTGGTGCAGCGTGGGTGGATGATAACCTGATCGAATGACTTTATGAACTCGATGCCATCCTCAACGCTGCCTTTGCCTTTCTCGACCGCCTTGATTCTTGGCATACCTTTGCGCCGCAAGTAGCTGATAGTTTCCGGGCGCGCGTTATCTGCTCTGACAACGTGGCGGGAGAACTCAGGAATAAGCCCGTTGACGTACTCCGATGTTTCGTCAATCTCAAGACCTACTTTGTACGCTTCATATTCAACATACAGCTTGTCGTCATTTACCCACAACTTAACAGCGGCAGTTGGATCGTTGGCGAACCCAAAGTCCAAGCCGCAATATGGCCCGTTCCAAGTTTTCGGGTTAGGCTGGAACTCTTCGACTTTGTATTTGCCACGGAATATCTGCGCGTCGCTGATCTGGCGATAAGCGCCTTCCCATATCCATTCATACTCTTCATATGGCAAGTTTTTCAGGTCGCGCTGGCGCTCAAGTTCCAGCACTGACGGGAACCAGGGGTTGTCGTCATAGTTGACGCTAACAACTACGCCATCGCTGCCAAGATCAGCTTTGCGGAATCTAACATCAACCGGGCTGCCTTCGACTTCAGGATTGTAAGTCACCCATACTTCAGAGTTATCAGCGCGAACAGTTGGGAGTAGCTTTTTCCAGGCTATATCACTAACAGTTTCGGCCTCGTCAATCCATGCGATCAGGATTTGAGCCTTGGACTTGATGCTGTCCAAGTTATGCCGCAAGCCGGCGAATACAAACGAAACACTGCCGCACTTTGTCCTAATGTATTTCTCGCCCACCTCATAAACAGAAGTAAGCCAAGGCTCTGATCTAATCGCGGCTTTGACTTCCTCCATCGAGGACTCATTCAGGGAGTTCATATATTCGCGGCCACATAGCAAAACGCCGGATATACCGGCGTTCGCAAACATGGCGCCACGAAGCGCAAGCATCTTGGCAAAGGTGTAAGTCTTGCCCGAACCGCGCCCGCCGTATGCCACCCTGTACCGCATAACTGGCTTTGCGAATACAGGGATCAGCTTTGGGGGCATTTCAATGCGCAGAGTGGACATTAAGCATCCATGTCGGGAGCAACTAACTCGATGCGAGTTGGTGACATACTTCCATCGGGGGAGGTGTGCGCCTGCTCGATCTTGTCAGAGTATCCGTGCTTGGTCAGCATCATCTTTGTAATGGCTGGATTGAACGTGCCAGCAAGGCCGTTATTGACCAATCTTTGATGCTGTAATTGCTCTACACGCATAAAGATGTCCAAAAATTCCTGGCTAACTTCTTCGCTTGCCCAGTTGTAGACCGTACTTGTCGATACCCCAAGGAACAAAGCAAGGCCAACTACGGTAGGTACAACATCGCCAAGCTCCGCGTAAGTGGAAACGTACTCTTCTGCGCGCGCTTGCAGCTCATCGGTGTATTTGCTTGGGCGTCCTACTGGCCTCGCCATCTTCAATACCCATTCAAACAGTTAACGTAAACGCGATCCCGAAACGCTTCGATGATGATCCGGCGAATCTTAACCTGGTGGTCGCCATCGAATATTTCGACGGTATAGGCGTCCTCGATGATGCTGCGACCGTACTCGCTGCTGACCATGTTGAGCATATGTTGCTTCGGAATGCCGTTCTGGCGCTCCTGCATGATGCTGCGTGCGGTAGCTGCAACCATGGCGCAGCCTTGGGCGCGTTGGTTCCAGTCGGCCATGGCTGGCGTGGTGATCAGCAGTGCGGCAAGTAGTGTGATAGTTCGCATGTCAGTTACCTCGCCACACATGGGCAATGTTCAGCGGAACAGTCCGGGCAGTGTAGCATGGGGCCGGCGTTGGTTGTTAGGGATGGGGCTTTGTCGCCAGTGGCGCCCCTACCACCGCAAAAGGGAAACACTCTGTTAGAGCTTCACAGAGCCAAACCTCTGGCTGGCCGCTTGACCCAGAGTCGCAGCAGCTTGGAGGACTGCTAGAGCGTTGTTCTGGAGCCTAATCCATCTAGTCGGCAGCGTGCCTCACCACTAGCGGATATTGCTGGCCTCGCTTTGTAGTGGGGCCGTAACTCACTGTACGCGTGGCACATGAGCTGGTGCCCATCCTAGGACTTGAACCTAGTTCTGCCGCTTACAAGGCGGCTGCATCGCCATCTATGCTTGACGGGCGTAATTCATGTGGTTTCAAGGCGCCTTTCAACCTGACCACCCAGGCTCTCA